AGGGGTAGAAGTTATTATAATTCTAGAAACTTTAGAAGAAGATACTGTAGGGTATGTTGATCTAAAGAAAGCTTCTATAAAGTTAGGGTTAATATGAGCAAACTCATCCATATATAGGAAGTGGATGGTAAAACCAATACCTGATGTTTTAGTGGTAGTTTTAGCTAGAATTCTACATCCGTTATCAAATCTCATGGACATCACATTATTAACCTGCATACCGGGTTTAAGAAAAAATGGAAGACCTTTTATTATGTGCTTTATTTTATCCATTAATTCTTCCGCGGTATCTCCCACGTTCGCGAGAATCATCGCATTCTTATCGTGATTGAAAAGAAGGTACCAAACCAAAATTATAGAGGAAGTGATAGATTTACCTACCTGCCTGGGAGCTAAAAATATATTAAATCTATTGTCTTGATATTCTTTTAAAACTGATCCTTGGTAATCTCTTAATTTAATATAATTAAGACCGGTATCAGTCATTACCTGACAGTACTTAGAGAAATAAATTACATCTTCTGCACATTTTTTTATTTCTATAAGTTCTTCTTTCGTGTATTCGAATAATATATTTGCTCTTTTAAATTCAGGATTATTGTCATGAAAAGGATTATCTACACTTTTAAAATCTAGTCCTTCTTCGTCAGCTTTTCGCATCAGCTCATTTACCCTTTCTGTGGACCAATAATTACTTTCGTCCTGGGTTTCCTGATTTTGTTTATTCTCTGCCATAGAATTGGTTTAGAATAGATCATCGTCTAAAGTGTATTCATCTTCAGATTCTTGGTCGTCTGATGATACTCTGTCAACATCAATTATTTTTTTATATCTTGCATTTACAACTGTGCTAGGGTCCATCCCTTTTATTTTTTCCTCGTCTATTTCTAAAGGTTTTACGTCTTCAATTTCTCCTCCCAAGAGTTCTCTTAGACCTTCCATCATATTTTTAGTCCCCCTACTTTTTATGGTTCCGGATTCAGAAGAGGAATTTGACGGTATATAAAGATCTCCTTCCTGAGATTTTTCCATTGAAATCCCATTAACGTGGTTCTTCTGATCTATTTCATTTCTTAATCTTTTGTATCCCTGTTCCATTTTATCCATATATGTCTGGTAATCTTTGGGCATTTGCATAATTTGAGATTGTAATTGACCAAGAACTTCAAAAAGTCTAGGATGAGTATTTCCTAACTCTATTTCTTCTAATATTTTAGTTATTGCGTGTTGTGCAGATTTTAGCTGAAACATCATAGCAGAAAGATTTATAGCATCCATTTTTTTCTTTTCCTCAAGATGATCTGCGCTTCCCATTTTATCCGGATCAACGTAGAAATTAGTAAGAGAATCTAGTAGGTTTTTAGCTTCGGTAAAAGCAGTGGATTTTTCCTCATTATAATCCATTAAATCTGTAGATTTTAATCTTGGAAGATCTGTTGTATTAGCATCTATAACAGAATCTAAAGATTCTTCCATGATTATAGAATCTAGATTTTCTTTTATTTTTTCTTCTATGACTTTTTCCGGTTTCGGTTTTCTTCTAGGCATAAATTATCTATTTCTTGCAAATTTAGGCAATCCTAATAGAGGTTTACAGTTGTCAATTATATGGGCATTCTGTTCATCTCTAACTATATTTTGGTTCAATACGGTAGATTGTACATCTATATCTATCATATTTTTAAATAATCTTATATTACTTAGGTATATAGGGCCAGTCCATATTTTATATGTGTTATTATCCGTTCCATAAAAAGGATCGTCTGTTAGGTTAACTATCCAGCTATTTCCCGTAGATCCTGTAGATCCTATTATAGTCGTTGGGTCATCAAATGCCAAAGATCCAGTAGCAGTATTATATGATATTATTTCTGACGTTTGATAATTACTACCACTCTTATAAATATTAATATATTGTCCAGGGATATAATCTAATTGAGATTCTATTATAATTCCCCCGGAACCCCCCAATTCAAAATAGCTATCTGAATGAGCTAAATAGCTAGGCTCAGGATTCGGAGGTGCATTAAATACAAAATTGGAGGTAAAACTTCTAAGATCTTGATGAACGGAAATTAAACTTGAGCTTTGATCTAATGTATCTTCAGGATTAAAACTCATCGACCATCCATTTATAGATATTTGCTTATATTTATTGGAAAGATTAAAGACTAATCCATACCATTCAGAATATGAAGGAATAAATTGAAGGGTTGAATTAAATTCGGAATCGTTTATCCTAACTAAAAAACTTCCTATGTTTAAAAAATTAACCCCTTTATCATCTACTACTCCAGAATGAACTATGTCTATTCTTATCCCGTATGTATCTCCTTCAACTTCATATAGGCCGTCTAATAAATTCCTGCTTTGTGCTTTTTGCATTTTCCACGTTATCGGAACTTGGGAAAAAGTGGTAGATTTATTTTCTATAATAAAAGTAAAATCGTCAATAACATCGAGAACTTTATATCCTCCAGTATGGGATTCATCTCCGGATATAGAAACATAGCCTTCTGGGTTATTTCCATAAGATGTCCAAGTAGATAATCCGTGCTTAGCTGGAGCAGATGAAAAAGTTATTGCGTCATCTGTACTAGAAACTAGAGTAAGATTTCTTATAGGATAAGAATTATTAGAAAGACTCTGGGTGTTATAAACATTCCTCATAGAAAACCAACAAGTATACGAAAGTTCTTCGCCTGAAGAAAATTTAGGAAGTTCTTTATATCTTATGGCATTTCGGTAACTTCCTATTTCCGTAGTAAATTCTGGTACGTAATTGAATGCCGAAGAAAGATCATAGTAATGATTGAAAACTATAGTCCAGTTATTATTAAGGTCATATCCTACTATCGATAAATCTTTATATATGTAGGATCTTACCGGATCTTGACTTAAGGTATTTATAGTTCCGTATTGCTGCGGTTTTGCTATTTTTTTCTCTTCTGCAGATATTTCTTCTCCGAATAAAGATTCTGTGGTTAAAGCTATTCCCTCTAATTCTTCTTTGTATGCAGGATCTTGATAATAAGTATTGCTCTTAGGCTGATATTTTTTAAGTTCTATTTTAAAATAGACAGGAGAATACATGAAATCTCTAAAAAGATACATCGAATTTATTTCATATATTCTATTGGTTAGCGGAAAATAAATTATATCTCTTTTTCTAGGTTGGGATCCTTTTCCAAAATTTTGTTCGAAATACCTTTTATCTATATGAATCTCAAAAGGCTCTTCGAATTGTAAACCAAAAGGATCAAAATTTATTTTATTATCGGGGAATTGATTACTAGGAACCATCACCTTAACACATTTTTCATCTACCACATCGAATAAAGTATATTCTCTAAGGGATACATCTCTTCCCCTTGCTTGAGGCTGGACCGAATAATAATTAACATCAAAACCAAATATATTATTAACCATATAACTTAAATCGTTATATAAATTAACAGCCTTATTTACATTATAAGGTCTAAAAGTAAATTTACAATCCGAAAATATTACAGGTCTTTTTGATATTTCATTTGAGCATATAGGAGAAGGGTATACGATAGGAGTTTCTGCTGGGTCTGCATATGTTATATCCAATTGAAAATCTGTTATAACTATATTAGAATCCATAGGTGAATCCGGTATCTCTATAAAAGTTCCATCCGGATTTTTTAATATTGAAGTAAATCGGAATTCGGGATAAAATTTATTATTTGGGTCTAATAGGATTTGATAGATTTCTGAAAAATTATTAGTTAACCCGTTTAATGCAGTCCCGACATTTTCCCAAAGAGACCAAGTTTTTCCGTCTATAGAATACCTAAATTCTATAGATATATCTTCGGAATCTAAAGCTGGTCCATCATTAATGCTATTAAGGGTATTTATTATCCACCCATTATAAGAAGAAGCTCTTTCAAAAGGGGTATCCCATGTAAGAACCCTATAATTTCCAATGTAAGTAAAATTAAGAGAACTTTCTAATTGTTCTATTCTTAAATCATATTCATTAGAGGTTGAGCATGGTTTATAATAGGAAATTCCATTTTCGGTTACTTGGTGATACCCTTCACATCCGATTTGTTTAGCTCTTGCTAAAGCAGAATCTATCGTGGAATAAAGATTTCCAGTAGAACTATCTTTATATTTTTGTGTATTTTGTAGTCCGTCCTGATAAGAATATCTAGGATCGGATAAATTGTATTGTTCTCCGTTTCCGTTATATACTGGTGTTCCTTTTTTTGGAAATTTGTCCTGTGGATAAAAATTCATGTCCGCTATTTATTTTTATATATCCGAAGCGGAACAGATGACTTCTAAATTATAATTTTCTTACGGTTCCCGTTTCGAAATTATATTCGCAAGGGCCATATTCTTCGTCTAATCTCTTCTTAAGTTCCATCTCAGTAGATCTAATTTTTTCTGCATCTCCACAAAGATTTTCCAATTGTAGATTCATAAGATGAAGATCTTTTTCATATAAAGAAATTTCAATTCTCAATCTTCCTATTTTAATTACATTTTCGGTTAGTTCGCTTTTTAATTTTTCAATTTCTGAAAATAGTTCTTCGTTTATTTTAATTTCTTCTGACATATTTTTTATTTATTATATCGATTTTGTAAAAATAGTTTCCTAATTATTGATAAAATTATTAGTTATAAATCCTAATTTCTATTGGTGTATTATTAAGCAAAGAATCGGTATTAGACCCAGAGTTTTTTGTAATGATAGAAAAACTATATGTCCCCAGATTAAAAGAAGTGCTCATCCTCATAATTACATTTTCATTCGTATTATTATTATTAATAAAATATGAAAAATTAAGAGAACTAGACGTAACCCCGATAGAATAAATTCCGGTAAGGGATCTAGTTAAGGAAGGGATATACCCTAAAGTATTTTCTAAAATCGTTACTGTTGGTGCGTTAGTACTTGTTTGGGTAATTAATGCCGAATAAACTTTATAAGAAGAAGTCCCAGTCGGACCAATATTACCTTGCGGTCCAGTAGGTCCGATGTTTCCTTGGGGTCCAGTAGGTCCGATGTCTCCTTGTGGCCCAGTCGGTCCAGTAACTCCCACGACCCCTTGGGAACCGGTAGGACCTATTTCTCCAGTAGGGCCAGAATTTCCAGTACCCCCGGTTTCTCCTATAGATCCGGTAGGACCTGTAATTCCTATTACAGAATAACCTAAAGAAGAAAAAGGATCTATTCCATTTCCTATTTTAAATTCACCTGTATCGGTCACATATCCAAATTCACCATCGAGAAGAACAGGGTCATTAGTGTCCCAGTTAATTAATGTATCTCTTCTTATTTGTACTCTAAAAGCCATTATATAATTTAAAAAATTAAATATTATCTATAAGTACTTGGTACCCCATTTGTGTATAAGCCAATTCAGAATAAAATAAAGCGGTATCTATAGTTTGTTTTTCTTCTCCTTGTAATTTAATATTAAGGCTTCCCTGTTGAACGTCGGTGCTTAAAATACTAGATCCACCTTTAAATGCTTCCTTACTTGCATAAGTAGCTATGAAAATTTCTAAAGTTTTTCCGTCTGCTCTTCCGGCAAACTCTATTCTTCCATATACACTAGGAACCTCTATGGTAGTTCCTGCAATTATGATTTTTTTCTCTTCCGTTGAATTAATAATTAGTCCCATTTTTATTTCATTTATTATAATTAGGTATTTATGCTAATAATCCTTGTGCCTTTAAAGTAGCTACGACTTGTCCAATTGTATATCCACCGAAGGTATCATTGGACGAAACTGAAGATCCCCCGACAGAAGAATAGGAAGCTCCCGTTATTCCAGTGGTTTCTTGATATAATTTAATCGTTGATCCATTTTCAGTTCTAAAATGCGGTGAAGCATTACCTGCTACAATATCAGCTGAGTATGCTTGAAAAGCATCTGTTAGATTTGTTGTTGGTGCAGTACCATTATTTATCACAACTTTTCTTGTTCCTGTACCTTGAGTTGTTCCTCCTAATACGATATTTCTACCATAATAATTAGTGTAAATTGCATTATTTCCTGCTGTATCTGCGCCTGACATTGCAAATCCACTATCGTTTGTTCCTTGTGAAATTGCCGTTAAGATGCCTATTGTTTGTTGGAAGTTTCTTGAGCTTGGTAATGTTCCTAATCCTAGTGCAAGGCTTTGTGTTGAATTAGCGGCTATTAGACCAAAGCCAAGTTTAATATTACAAAATCTATCTACGTCAAAATTATAAGAGTTATTGTCAAAATACGCAAATGGGATTGATGTTGAACCTGCATTTCTAATATTAAATAAATGACCTTGACCTGCTTGAGTAATTGTTGCACCGATATATACATCAGATGTTCCAAGAACAGTCATTATGTTGGCCGCATCTGCACTATTCCTAACTCTAAATGCTATGTCAGTAGATAATGCTCCTTGTGCTCTTACATCAAGTGCACCTATAGGAGATGAGCCCTGTCCAATCGAAAGTCTTTTATTCGTATTGTCCCAATAAAAAGATTGGTCTTGCGATATAACTCCGCTGCTTTGAAAAAATACTCTTCCGTTAATACCGCTAGAAATAGCTGTGCTACCTACTGTTATTTCTGAAGGACCAGTTGTCCCGGTATTTCCGGTAGGTCCAGTAGGTCCTTGGATTCCTTGAGACCCGTTAGACCCAGTAGGTCCTTGGATTCCTTGAGAACCAGTTGGCCCGGTTGGTCCTTGAGTTCCTTGAGATCCTTGAGATCCCGTAGATCCTGTAGCTCCGGTTGGTCCTTGGATTCCTTGGGATCCGGTAGTTCCTGTAGCTCCAGTTCCACCGGTTCCCCCCGTCGGACCGGTTACTCCTACTAAAGAATAAATAAGATCGGACCAGACATCTACACCGTTTCCTATTTTATATCTTCCAGTATCTGTTTCATACCCAAATTCTCCATCCAGAAGAATAGGATCATTGGTTGTCCAATTTAAAAGCGTATCTCTTCTTATTTGTACTCTAAAAGCCACTATGATTTTTTCCTATATATCCAAAAAGATTATAGCAATTCTCTATTATCTGGACCTGAAGTTCCCCCAGTTTTTAAATTCATTCTAATTCCACTTTGCATAAGATTTCCTTTAAATCTCTCGGTAGAAAGATCTTTTTCAGGAAAATAAGTTTCTAATGCAAGAGAAAAATTAAAATCTATAAAAGGAGGATTACTCTGGAAAGTAAATTCTGTGCTTTTTGTTATTTCATATTGTTCAGGAAATCCAACTTGAACCGGTATTCTAAATCCATCATATTCAAAACTAAATGTATATGTTTTATAGAATATCGTAACAGCACTCTGGAATAATTTAAAAGCATCTAAAAGAGTATCTGTTTTCATAGCTATTGTGAAAGGAACATTTAACGGAATAGAATTTGTATAAGATGAAAAAGTTTTCATCTGACCCGTTTTATCTTCAACAGTATAATTCATTCTTGTAAATTTATTGGTAAGTCCTCCCGCATCTAAGTCAACTCCTCCGAACGTGACAACTCCTCGGGGTATTATGTCATAATTTCCCTCTGCATGAATTTCGTCAGTTTTACAATTCACATATTCTAAAAAATTATCTTGTAGAAAAGGTTCATCCCCAGTTAAAGAAAAATAAAAAGGAACGTAAACTTCCAGAATTTCCTGTTGATCGTTAACTTGAATATATTTAAGTCTATCATTAAGAGAATTTAATAGAGCAACTATTAAATTTCTTAAAAAGACATCATCCATATTATATTTTTCTAAAAATCCGCTCATAGTATTAAAAAGTTACGTTTATGAAATTGGTTCTTGTGAATGTTGTGGATCCGGTAGAATTAGAAGCTGTTAAAGTTACAGTATATGTTCCAGTTACTCCATAGGTAACTATTGGATTCTGAGCTGTACTTCCTGTAGGAGAAGCAGTTGCTCCAAAATTCCAGTTCCATCCTGTAGGTCCTGAACTAAAAGGAAGATAAGGAGAAGTGTCCTTGAACCCTACTGTTCCTCCTGGTACTATGGTAACCGATAAAGTTGCCCCAGTTGCACTAGAAAAATTAGTATAAGGAGGAGAAGGTAAAGGTCCTTTTTTAGTAATAACCGTATTAGTAGTGGAATCAAAATCGGGATAACCTATAGGGGTATCATCTATTCTTCCTGGTGTTACCTGTTTAAGTATAGGGATTTCTGCATACCTTATCGATAAAGGATCCCCTGATGAATTTTTATATGTGGGATGGGTAAAAGATGAATTAAGATAAGTTTCGAGGGTCAATGAACTAATTTGATTAATCTGGTACCCTGAAATTTGACAGAATCCTACTGTAGTCATAGGATTTAATGTATTAACTACTACGAAATTTTTAACTAAAGAAGAAAACCCAATCCCATTAGGACTATCGTATTCAATAAAGAAATAAGAAAATTTATCAGGCTCCTGTAAAATAGGCCTTCCCTGAGAATTGGTTTTATCGGTAAAAGGTATAGGAAGATTAGGCCTTGGTTTTAATTTACCCGTTTTTAAAAGTCCTTGACCGCTGCTATCTTCTTCGAAAAGGTTTACTGGAATTTTATTAAGACCTATTATCTTACTATTTTCCTTTGCAATCTGATCTTGCTTTTGTCTAGAACTTAATTCTTTATTCGTCTGAGGAGTTTGTCTGGATCTCAATTCTATTCTTTTTCATATATATCAGAAAAAGAAAAATTAGAATTTATCCAGTAGTATAGAAGAAAAATTATTTGTTTTTGATACCTCCAGTTTCCAATCGAATATTTCATGGGGCATAGGAGCATGATTTATAACAAATATATTTAGCCCCATATCTCTTGAACTTTTTTGAAGAATTTTTAAGATAGAGTGAACCCCGTCCGGATCCACTGAACTAAATAATTCATCTAGGAAAAGAAGATTTATAGAACTAAATTTTAATTTCATTAGCTTCATTATGGAAATAAGTACAACAAAATCTATTTTTTTCATTTCTCCTGTACTTAAAGTTTGGATTGGTATCTCAATTCCCATGTGGTAAAGAGAAGCTTTAAATTCCTCATCGAATATAACTTGGTAATCTAAATGCATTTCTCTCATTAAATCAAATATTTCGGAATTAAGAGAAGGCAATATAGTTTTAACCGCCATTTGTTTAACCCCTCTTTCTCCTAGAATATCGTCCAATAACCTTAGCCAATTATTTTTCTCTTCGGTTTTAAAAGATTCATTAGATAGATTTTCTCTATCCCCTTCCATATTTTCGATAATTCTTTTTAGAGCTTGAATTTGTTTATCGCTGTCTTTATTTTCTATTTTTTTAAGATCCCTAATTATAGAAGATATCCTAGTTTCTATCTTTGCTCCTTTAGAAATAAGATCATTTTTTCTAGTTTTTACCTCATTTTCTTTTGATTTAAGATCAGAAAGAGTTGACTCCAATTCTTTTATCTTTTCGGAATATTTTTCTCTTTCTTCAGTAAAAGAATCTTTTGCACATTTGTGAAATTCGGTATCTAAAGAGCTTTCACAGGTTGGACACTTATCTAATTCATAAAGTTTAAGTCTTCTAGAAAGATCTTGATATGAAGATTTATTTTCTACCAATGTTTGGTTAGATTCTTTAAGAAGAGAATAAAAATCAGATTCATCTTTCTTAAAATCTTCTATATGCTTGCTGTGAATTTCTTGGAGGTTTTTAAATTTATTTAATTCTTCATTAAGATTATTGATTTCCTCTTTTGCTTCTTGCTCTATTTCGGTTAAAAGAGAATCCATTTCTTTATTAGATTTTCCAATTGAATTATTTATGGATTCTAAATTTCCAGATATAACATCTAATCTATCTTTTATTTTTTTGGATTCTTCTTTAAGAGTATCCCTCATTCTATTAAGAATTTGGAATCCAAATATCTTGTCTACTATAGCTCTTTTGTCCTGTGGACTCATTTTGATAAAAGACTTAAAATCATTTATCGAAAGGGATATAGTGTTATTAAACACGTAGTAAGGTATGCCTATGAGATCCTCAGTTAAATAATCCTGGACATTTCTAGAGCCTGCTTGATCGTAAAGAACCCCATTTAAATATAGGTTTAGATACGAAGGCTCAAGACCTCTTTCTACCTTAATTATATTTCCATTGGATTCAAATTCTATAGTAACTTCAGCATGGCCGTTTATTCTATTAGGTATATCGGACAATTTTTTTCCTTCTATTTTTCCATATAATCCAAAAGTAATTACCTGGGATATTGAGGATTTTCCAGCCCCGTTTTCACCTATGATTTGGAATAGACCATTTGCTTCAGTAAAAGAAAGAGATTGCTTCTTATTACCGTAAGAAGAAAAATTCTTCCATTCAATTTTCAATATCTTCATTATCTTATAGGGTTTTGATCTTGCTCAGCAACTAAATTATGTAATTTATGCAAGCTTGAAATAATTCTAGATTTAGTAGAATCGTCAGTATCCATACCTTTAACGTATTCATTTATAAAATCCATTACATTAAATATTCTTCCCTCGGTATCTAAAATCTGTTGGGTTAAATTATTTGCTTGATTGGGATCATATGGATGAAAATTGATAGATCTTTGGGATTGTATAGAATCTGTTAATATGCTTAATGGTGCTTTTAGAGACATGATAGGATCTATCATTATATCTATAAAATTATTTCTAAATTCGAATTCTAATTCTTCTATAGTTTTTTCTAAAATCTGATCGAAAAAATACTTTTTAAATCTAGGGGAAAAATCATTTATGAAAAATTTCTCTTCGTTTTTTTCTAGATCCAATAGAAGTATTCCTTTAGGATTTCCCATATCAGATCTTGTCAATTCATAGGGAGAACCTAGCATTCTAATATTTCCTACCTCCTGAGCATAATGTATATGGCCAGAAAAAACTTTAGAAAATTTAGAAAACTTTTTCATCTCAGTTCCAGTTTCTACTTTTACGTATCTGCTAAAACTAAGTCCTCTTATATCTGCATGACAACAAAGATAATCGTGGGGTTCTGCATTATCCAACGTTTCTTCTTCCTCTTTATGGTCCTTTCTCCAAGGCATCATAAAGAATTTCTTATCACCTAGAATTAAAGTGTGCGGATCTTCTAATATGTTTATTCCAGGAACCCATTTTATGGACTTTAGGGAATTCACGGAATTCGTCATTTTACCGAATATATCGTGATTACCTACTATAAAATAAACCCCATCTTTAAATATATTTGACATTTCTTCTACGACCTCAACCCCAAGATTTAGTACTTTAAGGTTTATGCTCTGTCTGGAATCGTAAAAATCACCACAGTGGATTAGAACATCTCCTTCTTTATAATTTTTCCTAACAAGAGGAAAAAACCAATCGAAAAAATATTCTCTTATTATAGATTGCCATTCGTTAGAGCTGTTTCGAATTCCTAAATGGGTATCCGTTATGAACCATACTCTCTTCCCGTTTAGATTTTTAATTATGGGATATTTCATATTTAAAAGAGTCTTTTTATCTTCTTTTTAGATAATATATTGAACTTAGTTTCAAGCTCATTTATAACCATTTCTTTATATTTTATAGGAATTATTTCGTAGGCTTTTATGTAGCTAACCCCTATATAATCACATATAGATACAAATTTTTCAGAAAAAGAATATTCGCTTTCTTCCAGCTTTTCTAAAACTTCTTCGAAAACATGCGGAACTAAATCTTTTGGAATTTTCTTTTTATAATTAAGAGGAAACCATCTAGATTCTTGAAAAGCACTATAGATTAATTCTTCTAATCTTATTTTATGATTATGTTCTTCTTCGTCATAGTATTGATCCAAAAATGAATTGTCGGAATCTACTTCGTAGTTATCTACGTATTCATAATCTTTAGTAGGATTATTATGTGCTCCTAATATCTTATCGCCTAAAACTTTTTGCGGTTGGCTTTCTTCTAAATTATCTTTATCCATATTTTATTCTGTGTGCATAGCCTTAGATATATCTTCTATAATTCTCATGTATTTGTAGTCCACATTAAAAATTTTATAAGCATTTTTATACCCGTCCTCTCGATTAGCTAATAATTTTAATTTATATTCCCCATTTGAATACATTATAGGGTCTTGTATAATACCAAACATTCCATCTACGGTTGCAACTAACCCAGAAGATTCTGCTGCTGAATTTATAGAAAGATCTGAAGCGTCAAAATCTCCTTGCTTAGTTTGGGTTCCTGTTATGATTGCCCATTCATTTCTAACTGCCATACCTCTTAAATCCTCAGCTATCTGTTTGATCTTCATATAGGTATTTTCGGAATTAGGATTTCTCCAATTCTTCATGATATTGATGTAATCTATAACAACCATTTTAAATTTAATCCCCCTCATTTCTTCTACTTTCTTTAGGTAATTTTCTATGTCGTTTGTAGAAGCTTGAGAAGTTGGAAATTCTTTAATTAGAAATTGTCCGGGAAGACTGAAATTATCATAAGCTACATTATTAAGCTTTTTCTTCATTGTCTCCTCGTCGTTAGAGATTTGATTATATTCAGAGATAGGAATATTTAAAAGATTAGAACCAACTCTTTTTGCATATTTTCTATCCCCCATTTCAAGAGATATAATAGCAACATTATGTCCTTTTTTCATTCCCTGAATGGCAAGGTTACCCATCCAAAGGGATTTACCAACCTTAGGCATTCCCATAAAAACATAAAGTGCCTTTGCTGAGAATCCCCCTCCTAGAACCGTATCTATGAAAGGGTATCCACTAGAAAAAGTTTTATGAGATAGCTGTTTATGACTATCCGGATTGAAAAAATCTAATCCCTCATCAAAATTAAAATCTATATTATTTCTTTCCAGTATTATTCTTTTGAAGTTATCGATAACTCCTCTAATACTTTCGGAATCCACAGGAGTTGATTGGATATATTTAAGTCCATCGACTGCAGATTTGGTTAAAGTTTTATATTCTATAAAAAATTCCGTGGTTTCTTTTAACCAAACATCTTCATAAGATTTTAGATTAATATTAAATAAGGATCTTATTTCATCAGAGGAAACAACATCAGATTTACCCTGAATTTTAAAGGATTCTATTATCTGATCGCACTTTGGTATTTCATGGTATCTTGTCCAAAAATCAGAAACCACTACCATTATTTCTCCTAATGAATCATTAGTAAAATAAGAGGGTAAACAAGTTTCTAAATAAACAGGATTTTCTATTATATACCTTAGTATAATGTTTTCTGAGTGAGAAAGCTCCATTAAATAAAATTAATTTTTTAGTTTATACCACTTTTTAGATGCAGAAGCCTTTTTAGTTTCTTCTATTAGGCCTTCTTCTATCAATTCATTAACCAATTTTCCGTATTCCCCTTTTTCCCATCTGGCTCCAAAAACTGCATTTAAGGTCTGCGGAGAGAATTCTCCAGGTCTTGAATCCCTAACCAAAAAAGATTTTATCTCATATAAAACATCTTCTTTGGTAGGGTATCCTGGAAGGGATTTCCATAGATTAAGAACGTATTTTAATTTTATTTGATTTCTATTCATCACCACTTTCTTCCGAATCAACATCTATAGAATTAACTATATCGCTATAATCCATAAGCTCTGGTAAATGGAATTTATTTTTAATTACATTATTATCCAGATTTTCTAAAACCTCTTGCGTGAAGACTTTAGAAGAAAATAATTCCGAAGTCGTAACGGTTTTACCCAAATGTTTCACCGCCCATCTCGTAGAAGAAGCATTAGCTGTAAATTTAAGTTCTTTTTTACCATCCGGCCCTTTTACTTCTTCTAGCTTTCCTCTTTCTACCCCGCAAGAATCCCAGGAAACGTAATCCTGAAGACCTACATAAGGGTTCATACCATTAGCAAAAGAGATGTGAAATTTAACTTGTTCCGGAACTGTGAATCGGCTTTTCTTCAGATTTGAAGTCACAACTATACCGGTTCTAGTAGTACTAGACCCTTCTTTTAATTGGGCTTTCGATAAGAAAGATATAACAGACATTGCAAAGATAGGTCCATCACCTCCGGAACTTTCTTTAGTTGGCATAAATCCTCCTCCCGTATAAACGTGATTAGTACATATTAAAGGGATTTTTGCTGCAGTCAAATCTAGGGTAATAACTCTAAACAATTTTCTTAATTCCTTAGCTTTAGCTCCCATGTCTGCTGCATTATGTCCCCTAATAGCATCTGCAATTTCTTTATCCGTTGAAAGCATCCCTAAAGAATCTAGGATCAAAAGAATTTTAGGGGATTCTCCTTTAGCTCTAGCCTTATTTACAATATCCACAAGATTAGCAACAAAAGTCTGGAATTGAGAAACCGTCTTTATTGGTTGATACCTTAATTTATTAGCATCTATACCAAATTTTAAAGCTCCCGATTTATCAATAGCTCCTTCGGTATCACAATAGACAACATCATAACCTTTCTTCTGAGCTTCCCTTACTACATTAAGAC